ACTCATTCACGTTACCTCTTTCTTTTATTTTCTATATATATTATATCAAAATTTTATTAATTTGTCAAATTAAAATCCTAAACTCCCATCTTCAATTTGATAGTTAGTGATAAAAATTTGAGGGGTATAATTTCCCATCCATTCATTAAGGTTAGCTCTACCTACAACTTCAAGTTTAATCGCTCCATACTGCGCTAGTTCTTGAATCATATCTTTAGCATGGAATTTAAGATAAGTAATTCCAAATTTTTCAATTCGAACTGTATCAGCATTTTTACCAATAATATGAATATCGTTTTTAGTTAAGTTAATATCTTTAATATGAATTAAAGGCTCTGTATTTCCTTGTCCAAAAATATCTTCGTGCTGAGCAATATCAAGAATGAGGTCATTAATATCTGAGTCAGCGGCGATTCTTTCGAAGTTAACTTCATACCAGCTCTCTCCGAAATCAACATTCATTAACTCTCTATTTGCATATTCGTGGAAAGTATGAAGCGACTTATCTGGAATTGAAATACCACAAGCGTTATCATGGCCCGCCGTATATTCAAATAAACCGCTATCATTCATAAATTGCTTGAAACTTTTTAGTTCAGATTCATTTAACCCACGACTTGAGCCCCTATCAAATCCTTGGTCGTTTAATCTTGCTACGATAGTTGGACGCTGATATTTCGCCGCAAGCTTCATAGCGATAAGTCCATTTAATTCTGATGGAAAATCTTCTTCTTCTAATCTAATAAATAGAATTTTATTTTCAAGTAAATCATATTTGAAGATTTTAATTTCTAATTCTTCAACCGCTTTATCAAGAATACGATTTTGTTTTGCTCTTGCATTTGTACACTCGCGCGCTGATTCAATCGCAATTTCTTCCAAAGTACCTTTTGCTCCACGCTTTTGACTTGGAATTAATTTATGTCCATTAAGGAAAGCATCAAAGCATCTTCTCTTTTCATCCATTGAGCCAACACGGATTAAAGCGTTGACAAGTGGAGTTATATAAAAAGCAACCGTCATTGGTGTTACTTTTCCACCCATTGAGAACGACTGCTTTTCGCAAAGCGCTTGAAAATAATAGTTTTTAATGTTAGCAAAACCAGTATGAACAATGTAGCGGTTTTCAAGTGAAAGCATCGACATCATATCACTTACAATACCAAGCGCCGCTAAATCAATATATTCATCTGCATAAGAAGTGCCTTTGAGTGAATCATAATATCTACAAAACTGCCAAGTTACACCTGCGCCGCAGAGGTCTTTATTAGTATAATTCTTAGACAGCTGATTATTAACAATTACTGCACAATCAGAAAATTGAGTATCATCTTCAACAATGTGATGGTCAAGAATCAAACATTCAATTCCTTCTTGTTTTAGACGCTCATGGTATTCATAGTCATTTGAACTGGAATCTGGAAGAACAACATAACAAAGCTTTTTATCCGATTCCATATCAAGAATTGTATTTATAGTATCCGCTAAACCGTGACCTTTGCCTTCATGAAGTACATAATCAATATTTAAATTTGGATTGACTTTTTTTGCATACTGATAAAAAATTGCAGCAGAAGTGAATCCATCTACATCAGAGTCTACCACAATTAAAATTCGATTATCTTCATTTAAATTAACCATATGTTCAAACATACTGGCTGCTTCTCTAATATTATCAAAATTACTTGGCGATTGAAGAGCGGAAGCATCTGGAACAGTTAAGAAATATTGGATTTCATCTTCTGTGAGCCCACGCTCTTTCAATAGCTCGATTGTATAATCATGCCTAATATCTTTATTTACCAATCTAGTTTTCATCTAATTTTAACTCTCCTTTTTAAAAGCTTTTCAAATATTTCCTGTCCCTTATCAGTTGGACTATCTTTTAAATCTAAAAGTCCTTCTCTATCATATATAAAAGAAAAATCTGCATAGTTTTGATATTTCTTTCCGATTGCGTATAACTTATTAAAATATTCTTCACTACCTGGAAGTTCCTCTTTGTCAAAACAAATTACCACTTCTTGAGGGTGGCAATTTTTGATAAGAATTTTTAATGCGTGCTTGTTAAATTGACTTCCACATACAGCGGCCGCGCAATTAGGGCGGTCATAACTCTCCATTTGCATCACGCTTTTTTCCGCCTCAAATAGAAAACAAATTCCACTTTGTTTTATATTATCTTTAGTGACATTTAATCCATAAAGATTCAATGAGAGTGGGTGGCTATACCATTTATCTTCTATTTTAACTGGCATATATTTACCTACATTCTCAATCTCCCATTCATTTAATGCGCGCCCTCTAATTCCTATAAGTTCTCCATCAACATTATAATGCGGGATTATAATTTTATTTTGAGGTATTGAATAACATATATTAAATTTATCCATTGCCTCCTTGCTTATTCCATCTTTTAACCATTCTGGTGGATAAAATTTAGTGAAACAATCCAGTATTCCATTTGGATAAGTTGGTAACTTTTGTAGCTCAGCCGCCTTATACATATTACGTATACTTTGATACTTAGGTGGCGCGAAGCCAAAACTTTGATTATAATTACTACAATCAAGAATTACCTTATATATATCTTGATACCAGTCGTACGTAATTCCTCTACATTCATAATAATGTTTAAGGAATTTGAAAATACTCATATTTCCACATTCTGTATAGCATACAAACAAATGATTATTCTCATAATAATATAATTTCATTGATGCTTCAGATGGGTCTTCATTGTGACAAATGGTTGGAAAGACTACATATCCTGGTTTTTCAATATAGTCTTCCACACCCAATGTTTCCATTAGTTTAATAACTTTTTGAGTATCTAATTGGTCAATGATTTCTTTATAGTTAATCAATTATCTCACCATCATTTAACCTTTCGAGTAACACTTGCAAATGTTTATCTTCTGATTCATCCCAATTGCGAACCTGATATTCTTCTCTTTCAAAAAATTGTTCTAATGGTTCAAGTCTAGAATCAGTTATGAATAAATCCGTTTTCTTTAATGTCCCCAAGTCCATTCTTGACCAAATTCTTACTTGAGTCCACTCGCCGCTTCTTACTTTAAAAATATCTGTAACTAAGTTCGGTGTATAATATGGTTTACCCTCCCATAAAGGCTCCAATACTTCCAATTCCTCTTTTGTTGGTCTAGCCATAATCGCACCATTATCCGCTTTGTTAATCGTGCTGCGGCCGCCCGCCAATGAACCTTCATTTCTTATATCTTTATTATCATCACCTTTTGCATTTAACTGAGTTGAAGTAAACATTGCAACATCTAATTCAACCGCCAAATCTTTTAATGCGGTTGCAAACATTAACAATACTTCATCATTTCTTAATGCAAAACCTTTAAACTCATTTAGCAACGATGGCCCAATAAAAATATAATCATAAAATACATATCCAATATCATATATAATACAATTCTCTCTAACAATTGATTTTACACTTTCAATTGATGGATTCGGCATTTTAACTAAAATCAAGTTAGAACTGTACTTTTTCATTAATGCAGTCGCTTGAGAAATAATACTTCTTTCTCGCTCACTAAAATCTGCATATTTAAAACGAGTTGCATTTATATCTGTAAGATAAGCCAAAATCATTGTTCTAACTTCTTTAAATCTTTGTTCTGTAACTATAAATAAAACTCGTTCATTACTTCCTTTTTGTTCCCACTCACAGGTCACACTATTATATCTAAAAGGATATGCTAAATAACAGGCGTCTGCTACTGCATTCCTGGTTTTACCTACACCACTCGCGGCAGAACGAATTGTTAACGTTCCTCTTTTAGCTCCATCAATAACTTGGTTATAAATATGACCCTGAACAGGAACGCCAATTTCATATTCTACACCAAATTGATCAATTAATTCTTCAATACCTTTGTCTGCACTTTCAACTTCAATTTCTCCACCAGTTTCATATTCATTTTCTAACTTCAGCAATTTCTTTTTCATTGCATCAGTTATATCTTTTGGAGTTAACCAGTCAAAGGCTTGATTAATTTCTTGTGCTTTTGGATTCGTTAAATCTTCACAGTAAAATTCCTCTGTGTTAAAACCGCTTTTCTTTAAATCTTTTAATAAATTAAATTTTTTAAATCTATTATAATAGAACCCAAAGTTATCAACTTCAGATAGTTCTACTATATCTTGTACATATTCAATTCCATTTCTGTCTTTAAATATTTTCGCGCCAACTGGATCTGCACTTAAATAATTTTCTATATCTATAGGCTGAATTTTTGTTGCACCATTTCGATATAAACCATCAATTGCACCAAAAATATACTTTTCAAACTTAGTTGGAAAATCTGTTATATTAAAATTATATTTATCTACTTCGCTTAATAATTGAGGGCGCTGTATAAGACTTCCGAGAATTTGTTGAACATCTCTTCGATCAATCACTCGTCATCCTCCATTTCTGCAATACTACTTAAATCAATAGCACCCTTTTTGGGTTTACCGATTTTTCTAACAACAACTTTTTTAGGACGTTCCATGGCCTCGCGCATTTGACGTTCAATCTCTGCGATTGTGCCCTTCTGCATTTGTTCTCTTTTTGCCCAATACGTACAAGACTCCCTATATACGTATGGAACAATACCTATTCCACCATTTCCCTTATCCCAATCATTTCCTTTTATATCATAAAAATATTTTAACGCAAAATAAACCCCTTTCATTGTCATCTTCTCTTTCAAGAATTTCTTTAACTGAGCTTCAACCATATGATAATTATAAGAAACTTTTAAATCACGACTAATAAAATCATATATAAATGGTTTCCACTCTTCATCTACAAGGGGTTCTGTCTTTTTCCAATCGTGATAACATTTACGATGGAAGTAATAATTGCGGCTGGGCATAACCCAGTCATCTTTTTCTTTGTCAATTTGTTGTTTACAGATTCTACATTCCGCCATATAAATTCTCCTTTTATCCTAATTATATTATATCAAAAAAATGGAAAAAAGTCAAATTTAAAAGGAGCATTACTGCTCCTTTTCCATGTCTTTCATATCAAGTAAAACGAGATTGAATAAATCGACCTGGTCTTCGGTGATTTCTGAAAGCTTAATTTTTCTTCCAAAAATCATTTCTACCTTTTTAAGAATCCGTTCAGCATTTGCGGGATCTTTACCAACTAGATTACCCCAAATAACAGAAGCTTCATCTCTAATCTTATTAAAATCAAGTGGTTCCTCAACTTTAATTTCCAGTTTATCAACTACTGTCGCGCCATTCTTATCTCTTTGCTCATCAATAGCCTTATTAATTGCCGCTACTAATTCATCATAACCAAGTTTAATCTTTGGTGCGAGATACGGGAAACGGCTGCCCGCCATTACTGTCGGAGTCTGTCTAGTATACAGCCATCTCTGACTATTACCTTCATCATCCCATTCTGTAGAAATATAACCAATAATATCTACAATCTGATTTACAACCTCATAACAACGCTTAGGCATACTCGGCGCGAGAATTTCAATCTCACTATCATCACTGGTTTTTTCTTTTCTTGTTTCAATATGAGAAATAAGAACTAAACCATACCCAAGCATTGTGATTTTTCTAAGACACTTTTCAAACTCCTTTTTAGTGGCACTATATCCACCACCCCAAGGAATATCAGCAATTGACTGAACCCCATTCTGTGAACAAATAAACTGCTCACACATTTCATAAGCAATGGTAGTCGTATCAATTGTAATCGTATCATACATCTCTCGAGCTTCCGGTTTTTCAAGCTGACGTAAGACAAGTTTAAAGTCTGCCCATTTATTAATATCGACAGCCTTAATCCCATCAATCGCATTATAACCTTTCTCAAAAGCTATAAGAAGATTCTTTGGGAAACGGGAAGCCAAAGTGGTTTTACCCGTCTTTGGCTTACCATAAATTAAAATATACTTTCCCTTTAAATCTCTTGAAATTACGGTAGGCTCGATATTTAAAATATCAATACCAGCCATAATTTACCCCCTAAAATCCGAGATCGCTAAAACCATTATTGGAGGTTGCTGCAGGTGCTTTTCTGCTGGAAGTTCTGGACATATCTCTTTCCTTCTGTCTTTCCAGATTTGCCTTTCTCTCTGCCAGAGCTTCATCAAGGTCTGCCTTTGCAAAAGCAAAATCACCATCCAGCGGCTCCTGAGAACCACCAGTAATAATAAGATCGCTCTTATTAATTGTTCTAATCTTCTCAATCGGTTCACCAAAATCAACTTCTTCATAAGTTGTTTCAGTTGTAGAAGAGAAATCAAGTCTACCATGAGCCTTAACAGTATCACCAATTTCCCAATATGTGGAAACTGCACTGATAACGCCATCAGATTCTGCATACAGCGGAACTACGTCAACCTTTCCACCATACTGCGGCATGATTGCCATAATCTTATAACGACCTGTCGGCTCTCCATTTCTATCCATTTCATCATCTTTGCTTGCAACTGCAAACTCCATGGTGAAAGTTGCTTCAGGCTTACAATCAGCCTTAGAAATCTTAGAAATGAAAGATGCATTAACTCTCGGGAAAGAAACCAGATGACCATCCGCTGCATGGTATTCGTTCATTCTGATCGAACCACCAGTAATACGAATTCTATCTGCTTTTTCCTCATCACCAGCCGCAGCGATTGAAACAAAATCATTCGCAACTTTCTTGATAGACTCGAACGCCGGATTGGGAGTTCTTTTATTTGTAAGCTTCGGAGCAAACATATGAATCGGAATCATAAGCTCCTTATCTTTACCACTAATTTTCTGATTCACTTTAACAGTGATGGTTCCACTAAGCGCTTCTTCATCCTGTCCATTCTTCTTAAAAGTAATCGGCTTAATATCAATTTCTGAAAGGATACCTTCAATTTTTACTCTATTCTCTGCTTGTCTTAACATTCTTATTTCTCCTATTTTTAAACCTTTAAAAAGAATAATAGAAGGAGGCTAAAAAGCCTCCATTACAGTTCTATTACTCAGCGTCTTCGGTAGGAACCCAAGCCATGCCAGCGTCGCTCAGAACGACATATGTAACAGGCTTCTCCATGCCTTCAACTTCAACCTTTTCTCTAGCAGCAAGCTCTTTCTTGGTCAGGTCAGTGACGTTCGCGCCAACGGATCTTTCGCTTCTGCCAAGAGCCTCAGCCAGCTCCGCGATCGAAACCTTTCCACCATTAGTCTTAACATAGTTCAGTACTTCCATGCTCTTTTCTGTCAGCTTCATAATGTAATTCTCCTTTTTAATAAAATATTTAGTAATTAATTTTCGGAAAGTTCTCTTAACTTTCTATATATATTATATATTAATTTTAGTAATAACTCAAATTTTAAAAGCTTTAAAATTTTAAAAAGTTAATAAACCGATGACCTTTGAGTTATTAAGTTTTATAGATTTCGTGCCTTGCGCGCCTTTGGATAGAAGATTTACTTCATTTAAATTGATTTTAATCTGCGCGTTTGACGAAACTATAATTGTTTCTTTTTGATTTTCTAGTGCGGCGAAGTATACTAACCTATCATCTGTATCATTTAACACATGGATTTTACTACCTTTAGTTCCTCTACCAGTTACTACAAAATCTTTAATTGAAGTTCTTTTAATATAACCTTTTTCACTTACACTTAAAAATTCTTTTGTATTGTTATTGATAACTTGAGCACAAACTAACTCATCACCCGTATTAAGGGTAATTCCTTTAACTCCTCTTGCCACTCTTCCAATAGCACGAATGTCTTTAGTTTCACACATAATAAATTGACCTCGCGCCGTCATCATTCCAACTCGCTCATTATTTACAAAAAGAATAGAAACAATTTCATCATCTTTATCTAAATTTAAAGCCTTTACACCACTCTTTCTTCGTATATTATACTCAGAAAGTCTACTCTTCTTTAAAATGCCCTTTTTTGTAAAGAAAATTATGAATTCTGCTTTATTCTTTTTATTTAAGAAGACTAAATCTTTAATCTGTTCATTTGAATTAAGTTCAACTAAAGATTCAATTGGAATTACTTCTTCAAACGGAAGTTCTCCTGGAGTTATATGATAACAGTTTCCTTGATTTGAGAATAATAAAACTGTATCCAGATTCGTTCCAGAAGCAGTAGCAACAACATATTCTCCTTTGCTCATTTTAAATTTGTTTCCAACTCCACCACGCTTTTGAGTATAGAGTGTAGAAACGGTTGTTACATAGATATTGTTTTGGTTTGAAAGGTTAATTAAAAGTTCTTGTTTTTCTTTTGGTTCGTCATCTTCTTTCGATATATTTAAAACTTGAGTTCTTCTATCATCACCAAATTTTGACGCAACCTCGCGCCAACCTTTAATCAATTCTTGATTAAACAACTCTTCATTTCTAATTATATTATAGATAAAATCTCGATCTTTTTCAAGTTTTGACTTTTCAGATTTTAATTTTTCAACTTCTAAATGCGCCAGTCGAGAAAGTTTAATATCAAGGACTGCCTTTGCCTGCACCTCATCAAGAAGATATTCCTTCATGAGTCGCTCGCGCGCCTTCGACGTAGATTCAGAAGTTTTAATTGTTTGAATTACTTCATCAATAGAAGCAATTACTTTAAGTAGTGCTTCGATAATATGAAGACGGTCTTCAATTTTCTTGAGGTCAAATTCATAACCTCGTCTATATACCTCTTTTTCATGGTCAATATGCGCTTGAAGCATTTCTTTCCAAGTGAATACTTTTGGAAAACGTCCATTATCAAGCATTGTAAAGTTGATTGAATAATAAGATTGAAGTGAGGTATTTTTAAAGAGATATTTTAATACTTTATTTGGATTTGCTTTTTTGGCAAGGTAGATTTTAATTAATGGGGTTTTATTAGTAAGGTCATTAAATCTATCTACTCCTGGATTTTCTTCCCCATTAATAATATTTTCAAGTTCTCCACAAATTGTATTTGTATATACTGAATAGGGTAGTTCAGTTACTACAAAACAATTTTCTTTTTTGTCATAATCTACTACACTACGTAATTTACAAGCAAAACCAGTACCTTTTTTCATTGAGGCTTTAACTTCGTCTTCGTTTAATAATACCGCGCCTGTTGCAAAATCTGGTGCTATATATATGTCTTCAAAGTCACAGTCTGGATTGAGAAGAAGGTATTCGAGCGCTTTATTCATTTCACATAAATTATATTGTGGAATTGAGCAAGCTGCTCCAACCGCAATTCCCATAGCACCATTGCATATATTATAAAACCCTTTAGAGGGCATTACAGATGGATACTGTTCAGTATCATCATAATTGTCGCGCCATTCAGCTATAGTATTTTTTTCTATATCTTTAAAAACTTGTTCTGTTAGAGCAGATAAACGAGTTTCTGTATATCTTTGGTGCGCCCAATTTCCACTTTTCATTAGATTACCGCAATTACCATGGATATCAGTAAGTGGGTAACGCATAGCAAAAGGCTGTCCTAGACGCATTAATACACCAACCGCAGAAGAATCACCATGGATATAAAAACGCGCTAAAGAACCAACTGCCTTTAAAGTTTTTTTGTATGGTTTATTATGATAAAATTTATCATCATATAAAGAATATAAAATTTGTCGTGCAGAAGGCTTTATTCCATCGCGTACATCTACAAGCGCACGCGATTGTAAAACCGCACCTGCATATTGCACGAACGAATCATTTACTATTTGTTTTAATTCACTCATTATTACTCCCTTATTGTGCTAAAATCAATTTTACTCATTATAAATTCTTTGCGAGGTTCTACCTCTTCTCCCATTAAATCATATAACAAATCAATTGCTTCGGGAGTATATTCCATTACTTCTAACCTTTGAAATTCTGGAGAGAACATTGAAATTCTTGCAGTTTCAGAATCCATTTCTCCTAATCCTTTGTTACGAGAAATAATTCCTTTAATTTTATTTTTTCTTTTTGCTTCAGCTAATTCTTCATCAGTAAAATAATAATTTTCTTTACCTTTATAGGTTTCTATATGTAGTGGCGCGCGAAGCCAACAAAGACGTCCTTCCCTAATAAATTCTGGAGCAAGATAGGTTAAAGCAGCCATAATAAGTAAACCAATATGGTATCCATCACTATCAGCATCAGTACATATACCTAATTTACCATAGCGAAGTTTTGAGGCGTTATATTTACCTGGTATTATATTCATTGCACTTAAAAGAAGCTTAATTTCTTCATTGTTATAAATCTTTTCTTCTGGATTAGAAAGACAATTAATCATCTTCCCTCTTATACCAAGTAATCCATATTTGGTATAATCGCGTGCCTGTGCCATACCACCTAAAGCAGAGTCGCCTTCTACAATTAGAAGTGTTGAGTTCTGTCCAAGAAATTCTGCATCCTTAAGTTTATCAGAGGCAAAAACCTTTTTCTTTTGATTTTTTTCCACTTCTTTCCCTGCATTTAAAACCGTTTCACGGGCCTTTGCGGCAGCACGTTCAGCTTTAAATTCTTTTGTAAGAAGTTCTATTATTTGATCAAACTCGTTTACATATCTGCGACTAAAATCATCAAGCATCTGTCCAGTAGCTCGCTGCGCTAAGCCACGAAGTTCTGGGTTATTAACTTTTGTTTTGGTTTGGTTTGCGAATGAAGGATTTGGTACTTTACAATTAACTACATAGAATAAACCTGACCGAGCAACTTCTGGACTAAACTCTCCTTTGAATTTCTTTTTGAAGAAATTAGTAATAGCTGTTTTAGCTCCAGTAAGTGAAGTACCGCCTTCTGGATTAGCAAGACCATTAGTAAATACAAACCAATGTTCATTTCGGTCGGCCGCCCACTGCATAGCAACTTCACATTCAATCCCATTTTCTTCTACTGAGATATACATTGGAGTTTTATGAATTGGTTTTGTAATTGAATCTTTAAGAAAATCAAGAATACCATTTTTAGAATAGTATTCAACGTGTTCATTAGTAATGTGATTAACTAATCTAAATTTAACCCCTTTAGTTAAATAAGACCAATTCTGACACATTTCTTTAAGGTCTTTAAAATCAATATGAATTGGTTCCAAGTTGTATACTTCTTGAGATGGAATAAAAGTAACAACTGTACCATTTTTATTTTTGGGGTCATCAATTACCTTAAAAGATTCTTTAAGTCCGTCTTTTAAAATTAACGTTGCATGTTTCCCATCTCTAAAGGAATCCGCTTG